GAAATAATTCTCCAATCGTGTTGAAAGCCTTGATACTTCTCAGTGACCTTGGCTTCTACGTCGGTAACTGAATAACCTTTAACCAATTTCTCTTCTCGAATTTTTTTTAATCTACCCGAATTTTCGTCAGGTAACTCGTACACAATTTTTGCTACAAAGAATTTCTCATCCATAATTTAAAGTTTTTTATCTTCCCAAAAAATCGGATAATTTTTTCATTAAGTCAACTGATTTTTCTATTCCGTGGTCTTTAATGTGTTCTTTTTTTTCCTCATCCAAGTTTTCTTCGTACTTAACTCTATCTTCAGGGTTGTTGAAGAGGTATGCACCGGGTGTTGACGGTGACGATACTAAATCAAAACAAATAAGTTCAAAATCATCTTGTACTTCATTTTGTTCACCAACTTTCTTTATTGAACCTACTCCACGAGAAGATACACCCATAGTAACACCTTGTCTCATTAAATTAGCAGCAATGTCACCTTTAGTAGAAACAATACCTTTTTCGTGAAATCCTGGTGAAGTTAATAATTTTAATTTACCCATTAGAACATTACCATCCCACCAAATATCGGTAATAAGATGTGAAACTCTATCCAAGTCAATGAGAGATGACTCAGGGTGATTTAATTCAGAAGTTGATAGACCTTTTTTAATTGAGGTCTTGTATTTTTCAGATTCTCTCTTTAAAATCTTTTCAGGATACACTCTACCGTTTCTATTAGGTACACCGTACTTCTGTAGTACAGCATAAAACTCAAAAGGATTCCTATAGTCTAATTCTTTTTGTTCACGAAGAATGTCAACATTTTTTGGGTCTGATGGTGATATCCATCCTGCATCCATTTCAACTAAAATACCCCTACCCGTTTCACTGGCGTTTAATATTCTATAATCTTTCATCTTATCTTTTAAATGATAAATACTAAGTTATAGGAATGTTTTCTCCGATATAGGGTTTTTGGATGATGAAAATAAAAATTTAGTATTTCGTATGATACAATTTTTATAGATTTCTTTGATAATTTTTTTCACTGAATCTTTAACTATTGTTGATTTAAAATCTAATTCATTTTTGGTAAACAAGTTTATTTCAAGATTCATAAAACTTTTTTTACCTACTTGAATCCCACTAGTTCTCAAATCTAAATCAACGATAAAATTTTCATGGAATAGTTCTCCATTTAAACTTTCATAAACAGAATGTTTAATCTCTCTACTGAGATTCCCAACAATTCTTACCCAATTTTCATATTCATCTTTAGGTAATACCCACGTTTGAAGGTTTATGTACAATGACTTTAAATTCTTAGAATCAACAGTACCATAAGATGTTTTCAAAGATTCATATTGATTGATTTTAATTGTTTTGCCTTTTTTCATTAAGTTAAATTTCTAACTTTTATTGTCTTTTTAAAAATTATAACTGAATTTTACCAAATTACCAAATATTTCTTGTATATGTTAATAGTTGTAGTAAAAGGTAACATTGAGAAGTCCCTTAAAGAACTTAAAGGAAAGGTAATCAAAACCAAGCAAACAAAAAAACTCCTTGAACTTAAGGAGTTTGATAAAAAATCGGTAATTAAGAGAAAGAAAAAATTGTCAGCCCAATACAAACAAAAGATTAGGACTCAAGAACAATAGATTCACCAAGTTGTTTCAATCTTACATAATTGAGTTGGTCAAATTTTTCAGACTGAATTTTTTCAATTGTCTCTTTGATAGTTTTTACAACATCACTTTCAGATTCATTGTCTTTTAAAGAAGATAATTTTTGAATTGTATTTTCTTTTAACGTTTCAAACTCTTTTTCTAAATCTTCTTGGTTGCCGGCGAAAATGTGAAAAACGTTCTTTTTGGTTGTTTCATCCAAAGTATCTAAATACTTTTGAATTGTTTGATTAGCAATAGTCACCATAGATTTTAATGGAATCTGTGTAAGATTCTCATTAATTTTAGGTTTTGACATTAACACGCCCAAAACATTCTTTTTAGATTGAACCCTTTCTTGAATGTTTATTGAATCAAGATATACCAAGATATCTAAATCTTTGTATAGGTTTTCAACATTACCACCTTTTTTTGGTAATTTTACATTTTCCAATATGTATCTAATCAACGAGATACCTTCTTCCAAATATTCTTCAGCATATTCACTACTAAGATTTTTAGGTGTAGATAAGTCATCATACAACGAATATAACTTCGAGTAAGCTTTGTTTTCTAAAATATTATGTTTGAATTCTCTAAGAGTTTTCTTAAAGTTGGCTGGATTACTGTAAGATTCCAGTAGGTTTTTTTCGATAATTGATTTAATTTCTCCGAATGTCATGTTTGTGGGGGTTATTTGGATTCATAAATAAATATTACGAACCAAGTAACTTATCCAATTCCTCAGCAATTTTTCCTAAGTTTTGTTGACCAATACTTAAATCTAAGAATTTTGAACCATGAATATCATTTTCTAAGAGAATATTTAAGTCCTTTATACTGGTAGATTCAGGTGTTACTGCGGCTTCTTCACCAGGTGGGGTTTCAGGTGTTTCAGGCGCTCCTCCTCCTCCTCCTCCACCAAACTCAGCATCAAATCCACCACCTAATCCGCCGGGGAGTTCTGTTGCTGCGGGTTCACTAACTTCACCTGGAGGTGCTGCCGGTGCTCCCGCTCCTTCTTTAGTACCATATAACTTATCCAATGTATCAAAGATACCTGTCTTAACAATAACTGTTGGAGTATTTTTAAGTTCCTCACCAATGGCTCTCTCCATTCTTTGTTGTAGTAAGTCAGTTCTAATTTCATCATCAGACCAACCAAATATGTGCTTTTTAGCCCATGTTGAAGATGCTGGTTGAATACCGTTTCCTGGGTCTGTAACAACATCTTTATACAACAACATTTTTTCCTTCCACAAATCAACTTTTAATAAATCAGCTTGTGTTGAAGGGTTTGTTAAACCTAAAGTAAAGTTTGAAACTTCTTCTTCAAATCCCAATAAGAAAAGGTGAATAATAGCAATTTTATTCATCTCTTGCAACATTGATTTTTGAATTCTGTTGATAGTTCTAGCAAAACGAATATCCTGTAATGCTAATGATTTTCCATCACCAACAGTTTCTTCAAATCCTAAGAATGTTTTTGGGATACGAAGTGCTGTTACAAGTTTTTTCTGAATGTATTCAATATCGGCAATTTCAGAAAGGTTTGTTGCTCCTGGCAAAGTTTCAATTGGAGAAGGTTGTGCCGGGTCTCTTACAGGAATGAAATAATCTTGGTCAACCGCCATTTGGTTGAATCTCATATCAACATTACCTGTCTTTGAATCTACAATTTGTTCTCTTTTGAATTTGTTGGCAACTCTTTGTACGTATGCTTCAATATCATCATCTTCCATGTTACCAACATACACTTTGAAAATTCTTCTTTCAGGTGCTCTTGATGTTCTATAAATTAACATCGCATCTTCTGATAACAAAAGTTGTTTCCAAGTACGTCTTGATTTTTCCAACATGGATGTACCATAAGGAAGTTTTCTATCATCCCCCAATAATCTAAAGTGACCTATTTCCCATGGTTGAAATTCTATATTTCTAGATTTCCAAGTAAATTTAAGACCTTTACTATTGTCAGGTGTTTTGATGTTAGAGGTACCCATTCTTTCTGACATACCCAACTCATATCTTTCAACTTCAATGTTTGGGAGCTGAATACTACCAATAACCCCTTTTTCAGGGTCAAGTCTGAGATAAATAAAGTTGTCACCATACTTACATGTGTTTCTTGTCCACATGGGTAAGTTAGTGTTAATATCTAAAGAATTATTAAATAAATCGGCTAATACGGATTTTATTCTTTTAGATTCTGAATAAATTTGTAGAATAAAACCATCTTCGTTTGGTGTTGTAGATTCTTCGGCGTAAATGTCCAATGCTGCGGCAATCTCAGGAGTATATTCCATGGACTCGTAGTCATAGTAACTCGCTAATCTATTTGGTTCATAATAAATTGCTTGATTGTAAAGGTTACTTTCAACTTTGGCAAATTGATTTGACAAATACATTGATTGTCTTGCCTGAAGTTTTTCTTTTTCGTATTCCGCCTTATCCGTTGTACGAAGTAATTCCTTCCTATCAAACTTATAGGTAGGAAAATCCTGATTTAATAATGCGTCAGGACCAAGAGCTCTTGATAGTCTTTGCCAAACAGTAAATTTTTGTTCTGAACTCATTTTCTATAATTTAATTCAAATAGGTCTTTTATAAATACTACTTTGGATTAAATAACCAACGATACTTTTCATAATCATCCCTTGTAGGATTGTATTGTTGATTACGATTCATTCCTGCTTGTGAAAATTGTGGTATCTGTGGATTAAAGTATTGTGATTGGTCTTTGCTTTCACTAACTACTGTTGACCAAGAATCCAACATGGCCTTTGTTTGACTAACCACTTTAACCAAGGATGGGAATGCTATTTCCGCAACATATAATGCCATGGCAATTGACATAATACAATCATCGTGATGTCCTTTTTGGTGGTCAGGTCTACCATTTATGTAAACAAATGTTCCCATTTCACCCAATAATCTTGAAGACCTTACTTTAAATTCATGTCTAACTGCCTCTTCAAATGCTGCAATAATCTGAACTCTTTTATTGTTAAAATTAATACCCGGTATTTTTTCGTTTGCCTTTGGGTTCCATTTCCATTTATTTGACATATCAACTCCATCAATATAGAAATTTTTATATCCAAGTTCTTGAAGTCTTCTCGCCGTTGCAACACCCATACCACCCGTTAAGTCAGTCACACAGAGTGCTGAGTACATGTTTCCCCACTTGTAAGCAACTTCCGCTAACGTATCGGGTGGAATTTTACCTACAAACTCCAAAACTTGCTCACGGGTGTCAAAATCAATAATCTCAATACAAGAAAAATCCTCAGAATCTCCCCTTGAAACGTCAACACCCATAACGTATTTGTGTCCATTTTCAGGTTCTTTCCAAATCCAAAGTTGATTACCCATTAATCTGGCGTTTGGTTCTTTTATATCATTTTTTTGTATTCTCTGAGTTATATTTGAATCAAATACGTTATCACCCGAACCAAGAAAATTACATTCTAATTCCTGAGAAACTTTTCTTTTATCATATTTGAGTTTTTTAACCATACTTTCAAACCAAGATGAACATGGTTTATAACCTTGTTCCATATAGTTAAAAATTTCATCATAATCTCTATCATAAGGATTATCTAAAGGTAGTTGAATTATAATATCTGTGGAATATTCTTCCTTGTTTAACAAATAATGAATAACATCCTCACATTTAACCAAATATAAGTCTTTAGTATAACGAGGGTCACGAAACCAAAACATTGGCGTGATTTTAAAATCATTCATACCCCTTTGGGCTTGGTCGTAAATTTCGTAGTAAATACGGTCGTATCCGTTAGGTGTGGAAATAACCACAACTTTACCACCTGTAGATAGAGACGCCATACAAGCTGACCAAAAATCACTATCAGCCTCAATAAACGCCGCCTCGTCAAATATTAAAACCGTGGGGGTGTAACCACGCAAAGCATCTTTTGATGTTGCAACCGCTTTAACTTCACAACCATTATTTAATTTATAATGTTTGGCCGCATTTTTTTCAGGTGAAAACCCAATACCAACCCAACTTGGCCATTGTTCTACAAAAGCCCTAATCTTATTCGCAAATTCAACTGAGGTTTCTAATTTGTTTGCAATAATTAGAATTTTTTCAGGTTTTTCTTTTCTAGCAAATGCAACTTTCTTACTAGCCCAAGCAGCTGTAACAGTAGATACACCTGCCTGACGATACTTTAATGCAATATTTTCGTTGTAATTTTCATAGTCTTCAACTAAGGTAACTTGGTCTTTAAACAATTCCAACGGAACATACCTTGAAACGGTATTGTCATAAGTTTGTAGGTATGTTTTAAGAGCATAAGGAGTGCTCTTCATGCACTTCTTATACTCAATTAAAACTTGTTCTTTTGTGTAATTCATTAATCAGGACGGCTAATGCCTAATCCTGTCAAGAAATCAAGACCATCTTCGTCATCTGAATCTTCTTCAGATTCATAGTCTTCGTACGTTTCTTTATTCTTCTTAGCGACTTGTAAAACACGTCTGAAAGCATCTGTCGCTTTTGACTGTTTAGAAGTATCCTCAGAAATTGCATCTCCAATAATCTTGATGAATTCTTCGGCAGGAAGTTTATAGAGTTCCATTTGAAACCAATTGATAAGACCTCTGTTTTCATCATCAAAAACTTCGTCAGGAAGTGCAAATCTAATTTTTTCAACAATTTGCGGACCAATTCTCAAAGTCCAAGCTTCCATTGGTAATGTATCAACTTCTTGTTGAACTCTTTGTCTTAAGTCAGCATCTTCAGGAAATCCATATCTCCCTTTCGCTTCTTCAAGACCTTTAATAACCTCGTGGCACAATATTGGGAAAATCATACCCCAAGCGTTGATAGTGGTGTCTGAAGCACCGTCACCATCATTGTCATCATCATCATCACTTGATGATTCAAGTTTAACTGCTCCACCAATACCTTGACCCGACTCACTCATCATTTCAATCATTTGTTCCATGGTAAAGTACATGAAATCGTTGATTGTCATAATACCCAAATATGCTGGATATAGACGAGGGTCAATTTCATCTAATTTTGAACGAACTTCAGGTTTTTGGAAAATATAGTGACCTTTTTTAGATGTACCTTGGATAATTGCGTTGATAAGATTTCTCTTATGTTTTTCCATTTCAACATCCATTTCAGGTTCAACTGTTGCGGTAATTTCACCTGGTTTACCCATTTTAAACTCGGGTGCTTCAAATGCTCCTAAATTTGCATTAATCTCAAACCAATCGTCAGGCATTTGAATTTCGTCCAAAGAAGCATCAATTGCAAGTTGTTCTAATTCTTCTTTATGGCTTCTTTCAATATTCATGATTGTTTGAATATTTTGCATTTGTTGCATATAAATCATCATCCCAACTTGTTGAGATGTAATTGGTCTACCTGTAACATCACGTAACTTATCGGCAACCTGTTTGAAACGATTGGTCATTAGACGTTGAACGTCTTTTTCACCCTTTCTAAATGCAGGGTTGGTTGCAAATGGAGACTCAGGACTAGAAATTTATCTTTCTAATGAAGGGTCAATTCTTTCGGGGGTATCCCCGTAATC